TCAATTGTTAAATTTGGTCTAGAAGCCAATTTGACAAAGTATGTAGGAATTTCTTGATTCTTACAGTATGGTTTTATTTCAAAAGTCCATCTATATTTTCTCTTAAAAACTATATTAGGATTTGTTATCAGTGGACCAAGTCCCATATTTTGTGCCATAGCGATCTCCTTGTAATTTTATTTTTTATAATGTTGTTGCTGATTCAGTAAAGCTTCCAGTTCTATGAATAGAAAATTCTATAAACATAAATTCTGCGGCTCTTGTTGGCTGAACACCAATTTGTGCGCGGAATTCATTACGATCAACAACATCTGGAGTATTCAGTGTTGCGTCATCTAAAACAATGAAATCATAAAGACCTCTGCCAACCTTTACGGTGTTTAGAATTTGCGTTGCAATATTCTTAAAGGATCTTTGGAAAGTTTCATCGTTTGGATCAAACAGAAGTTGTCTGCTTGCTATGCGAATATTCTTTTCTAAATAGAACATTAAACGACGAACATTTACGCGATCCAATGCCGTTGGTGTTCTTTGAAGAGTCTTTTGACCCCAAACCAAGAATCCTTGGACATCACTAAACTGAACAATTGGATTGATGCAATTACGATTTCCATACATCAAATCACGTTCAGCCAATGTTGGACGACTATAAACATCGCCAATATTCGGCACAATTCCACGTGTTTGTCCGGCAGGAGCAAACCAAGGAGCAGACAAGAAATCGCTACGAGCAATTACTGCCATGATTGATCCGCTAGGTGGAATCCAAACATCCACGCGATTATAAGTATCGCGAATCTTTACCCATGGCCAATAAAGTGCACCAAAATCTGAATCAAAACGATAGAGATTTAATGGGTGGCTACCATTTTGCCAAGCAATTATTTCATTGACCGTCAATCCGAATGGTGAGTCAATAATTGCCAAGCAGTCTTGACGATAAACCTGGCACATTTCTAGCAAAGCTTGAACAACTGATGTGCTAGAGTGACCTGGAACAGCAATTAAGTCAATATTGATTTGCTCTGGCTCAGACAGCGTGTAAATACCTGTGTATCCTACAGGATTGCCAATCAGAAGTTGGTCTTGTCTATCTGGGTCTGATGGAATTCCATCCGAGCCACCGCTTAATGAATACGTTCCATTTAATGGACCTGCTCCAACATCGGTGTTGTCCATAATGCGGATGAAGTCAGATACTAAAGACAAATAAGTTTCAACATAATAGCTTGAAGCTGGATCTTTTGTTAAATTGCCCCAAGACTCAACAGGAGCGCCATTATTAAAGACTTGAATCGTAAAATATCCAACTCTTGTATCGTTGGCAATAACGATTTGTGTTGAGTTTCCATCAATACCTGGACTATCAGCAGTAACTGTAAAGGTAACATCGTCAGTGATATTAGAAGCGCCATAAACTAGACCATAGAGGTTTGTATCGCCAGATCCAGTTGTTGTGCTTCCAGATGTTCCAACATGTGTAAGCGTGTTCAATCCAAATACAGCAGCAGCGGTGCTTTCTGGTTTGATTCTAAGCCTAGCGTCAACTCCATTGTGCATAGTGCGAATTTTAAGATAGTAGCTAGAATCAACATATGCGTAGAAGCCACCAGGTAAAAAATCAACTTGTGCGTTAATGTCATCGACAATATCTGCAATTGTTGTGTTGGTTATATCCAATTCGATTTGTTGAACAACGCCATCAATAAGAACATTATCTGTTCCGTCGATTACAATTTGAATTACATTTGTAAGCGATGTAAGATTAAATGTTCCATCTGCGTCTGACGCTGTGTGGGCTTCTGTGCCAATGACAACGGCTGGAGTCATGTCTAATCCAAGACCTGTTGGGTTTGGAAAATTTGGATCGGTTACAGATCCACCGTACATTGCATTGTGAATAGAAACAAGCTCAAGCGAAGCAGCAGGACCGTAAGCAAAAACAGTTTTTACACCAAGTGTGTTTGAAGATGTTTCGTAGAATTCAATTCCGTCATTTTCAAAATCAATTTGGCTATTTAATTCATTAATGAGTTCGGTAACAGTATAGCTCCCAGTCATAACGACAAGCGTATGAGGTGAGAGAATTCCATTTAATCTCCATCGGAAAAAGCTATCGTTGTCAAAGCTGTAAACATTTGTTGAAGGAACGATGTAATCTGATTCAATTTCAACAAGAGATCCAGCGGCTGGAACTGTTGCTGATGCAATCGTTGCTACTTCATCGCTTACTGGATCAACATCTGCAACGCGAACAACATATAGTTCATTTGCAACTAAGAGATATTGCTGTGCGGCGTAAATCAAGAACGGATCGCTCACATCAGGATGAGGATAGCCAAAAGTAGTTGTTAATTGGCGTGTGGTCGCAATAAGAGTCGGCAGATTAACCGGACCTTTAGAAGCGAATCCAATCAATCCCGCCCTATGAAGTGATTGGTCTGGTGCAATAAAGCTCAAATCTTTTTCAGTAATTCTAACACTAGGACTAATTGTGTTAGAAGGCGGGAAACCCTGTAGAATCGCCATAGTCTTATTCTCCCTTTCTTATCGTGTTTGGTAAGTGCCTTGTGGATATTAACCCATCTTTTTCTGCTCTATCTATGTATTCTGTTACTCTTTCATCTTCTAAAAGATAAATATTTTTTCCGCGACCTACTCCTGGTATGTTTAAAACGGTGAATTGGCTTGTACCTTGCCTTGACCGGATGATTAATTGAACTGGAAATTTCTTTTTGTTTTTTATTTCTAACATTCTAATTCCTTAACAGACTCTTCTATTCTCGCCATAACCTCAGTTATTTCTTCTTCGCTTAAGCCATTAACAAAATCAATTTTTGTTTTGAGAACAGCTTTTTTACGTTCAATGGGTTGTGGTATATATGTCTGTGCTGTCATATTAAATTCAAATTTAATTATTCTAATTGCTTGATCGCCTGGTTCGTTGTTCAGGTTATTCGCAATAGAATCCAGCTTAACAGTTACTTCCCAAGGCACGCCTGTTACTCGTATGTATGCAAGATGGCTAAATTTTGTAATAATCTGCTCTAATATTTGGTTCATGTCTTCGCGATACATAGTCCATGCTGTGGCTGTATATCCGATATTTACTGGAACTCCTCTTGCAAATCCAAATATGGTATCTCTGTTGTATTTTTCTTTTACAGTAATTCCTGGTTTTCCGTCATCTGCTCTTCGAAAATAATTTATTGCTTTGTGATATGTGTATCGATCTAAGTCATAATCAATTGACGTTTGGGTCAAAGCCAACAAAGGCAATTTCAATCTATCAACAACAAGAGTTTCATCTTTTCGAACGTTTGTTTGAACGATTGCAGCGACAGCTTTTTCTGGCGGACCAAGCATAACAGGTATTGGCCAAGCTTTTCCATCTTCATCAATAACGACAACATTTCTAAACATGTCAAGCATTGCTTCGTCGGTGCCACGAATTGATTTTGAATATCTGTAAAGAATAGTTCTATCTGGATTTTCTAGATCATTTGTGATTAATCCGCGTTGCATAGGATCACAATCAACTTTAGCTCCAAAACCAGTTTTTTTCATGGTTTCATCTTTAAGAAAATTTAATGTCTCATCATTAATTTTTCTGCGATTATCTGGATCTAAAGGTGGTTGATTTTCGCAATATGGTGGTGCTGGATCTAAATTCACGTCAAAAGGCATTCCTTTGGCGTTGCATTCATTTAAATTTTTTTGTTGTTGTTGGTTAGGATTGTTTGTACTACTCATGGTTTTCTCCTATAATTAATTATTCAACTGGAGTATGATAATGGAAAAAATTGAACTTAAATATCGAACATGGTATAAAGGTTCTGCGCCGAAGCCTATCAAGTTAGAAATTCCTGGCTGGTCTGGGGAGCATAATTCTCATAAAAATGGTGATATACCACAACCTTGGCATTGTCCTCCTTTTGTTGAAGGTTCGACTTATGGTTTAGAGTTGTGTTATCCATTTGATACAGAGGCACGTATTACTTTTGAAAATGGAAAATTAAAAGTTGAAGGTGATTTTACCAAAGAAAGCGAAGAATGCGGCGTTGATCTTCCGCCTTTTAAAAGTTTTACACCTACACATTTTGGCATGACTTCATCAGTAGACATTAAAGTTCCAACTGGTTATGTTCTTAGAACAGAACCGCATCCAAGATTTTTTACAGATACAACAAATACTGTTCCTTGTTGTTTGACTGGTCACTTGCAAACAGATTGGTGGCCAAAAGTTTTTTTTGTTGTATTCAAAAATCCAATTGAAGGTCAAACTTTAATTTTTAGAAAAGACGAACCATATGTGCAAATTTTAATTATTCCGAAAAAGATATCATATGATATTAAAGAGATGACAACTAGTGAAATCAATGAAAGACTTTTAAATGACGATAAAATTGGCAAATACGCTAGAAATTTTGTCAAGAATGATTGGCGAGATAACTCAGGTCAAAAATTTGATGATAAATATAAAGTTTTAAGTGGTGTGGTTGCGAAGTATGGATCAAATTCTATTCGTAGCTTTGTTGAATCGGTTGAACAAAAAGTTGAAAAAAATAAAAAATTTAGCCGAAGACTTTTGATTAAGAGGAAAAATGAAAGCGTACAAGATAAAGAAAAATAAGTCTAATTTTCAGACCTTTATAATTGGACCTTCGATAGGATCATTACCTAAGCCAAAAATACCTAGAAAAATGATATTTTCCATTCACAAGCCTTCGCTATATAAGCCCAAATCTATTTTTGAATTTGTCCAGCTTGACCGATCTGAGACTGCTGTTGCGATGGATTTTGCGTGGATTGAGGCTGTTGAGCAGTAGGTTGCAGTTGGGGTTGTCCAGGAACATTTGTTTGCATGACTTGTCGCAAGTTATTTATAGCGGTTTTTATGCGAGCGTCATTTGAATTTGAAAGAGTTTGCAATGTTCTGTTAAAGTTTGGATCTGCCAATGCTTTAGATTGTGCTTGAAGACCTGCAATTTGCGATGGAGACATTGCGGGTTGTGCAGGTTTTACAGGTTGCACAGGTTGCACAGGCGTTACAGGCATTGTGCCATATTCGAGAACATCTTGATAAAACTGATAAAACGACTTCATGTTTCCTCTTTTAAACTATTTTAATTTTTAGATCTGGTTGTTTCTGAGAAACTTTTCCTTCGCCTGTGACAACATCTTCTTGAAATCGTTGGCAAATCAGTTCAAGTCTTAAGGCTCCCCATAATTTAAATTCACCTAAATTACGTTGTACTATGACCCAATTTTCTCTTAAGTGAGGCGTGAATAATCGACTTCCAATTTTTGGTGGATGTCCTACATTTTGTAAAACGGCTCTATAATTAAGTTCAAATTTCATCTCATCAGGAGCGTCAATTCCAAATTGATTTAAAAGATTTTGTGATGGAATTGGATCATATGTGCACCAGAGTTGAACTGGATTATTTGAAAATATTTTCCCACGGGCTTCAAGATAAATTGGATCAATCATGCTATCTGTGATAACAACTTCATAGTAATAAATTGGCGATCCGCCACGAAGTATTGCCTCTTGATCCCAAAGATTAAACAAATCAAAATTTGGATTTTGAGGATCAAATTGTTGCACACTGCCAGTAAGTTGATACGGAGTTCCATCTTTGTTTAGTATAGGCATAACTTATATATTCAAAAAAAGCCCGCTTTTTTCAAAGCGAGCTTTTCTTGTTAAAATTAGATAAAAAAAATAAATTAATTAAGTACAAGACGTGGGCTTATTGCGATCTCCCCACCGCCTGCTGGCAAAATGTATGGAGCCGTAGAAAATCTTTCTACCCACAACAATTTAGGAGTAATTTCTGTAGTCGTAACGTAATAACCATAAACAGTAACGCCAGTCGTAAAGGTAAAAGTTTGCTGGGAATATTCGGCTGTGTTAACATTAGCAACAGATGTGGTTGTCCATTGTGCTCCTGTCAACGTAATTGGAGAATAACCCGTAGCAGTAGCTTGAGTAATATCTGCTATGACGTTGCTTTTTCCTGGTGACAGATTATTGGTATAAAGACATAAACATCTTTTGCCGCCAGCAGGAGGAGCACCGCCGTCTTGCGCAACTTTATTTAAAATATATTCAAGCATGAGGATATCAGCAGTATTTGGCACAACAAGCGACATTGGCTTTTCCTTTAAAAACTATACAATCTTATTTTATCTATAGTATTTTTAATTTTTATTTTTTAAAAAACTAAAAAGTACAATTCTTAATTGTTTAAACTATAATATTTAGTGTCGATTTTGATTTTACATATGCAATAATTATGCTTAAAAATAAAGATGGAACCCCTTACAAGTTATCTGGACCTAATCCTATGATGAAAAATCAGGAAATGTGGGGAAATTTCATAGTTCATAACATGGAATGGGATGAAGAGAAATCAAAAGACAACCAAAAATTAGTTCCAGTACAAACAGATTTTAACATAAGAGAATCTTTTATATCTTCTCTCGATGAAGCCAAAGAAGAATTAAAAGCTAAAGAAGAAGAATTAAAAAATAAAGAAAAACCACCAATTAATTCATCGGCATTTGAGAAAAAAGAAATACCAGAAAGAAAAAAAATAGTTATACCTGAACCTATAGAAGATGATGTTGACATAGAAAAAGTTTTTATTCACTGTCTTCCCGCTTTTACTAGAAAGAAAAAAGATGAATTATACGGCGATGAGATCAACATGATTAAATATGGAGATCCTGTCTCTTTTGAAGGTGTTATGCTACAACAGGAAGATTTCTTCATAAAGGTTTGGACTGATGTTGAGAATATAAATATTGGATCTATTTTGTACCCTAAAACGAACTTTAAAAGATGGTGGAGAGTACAAGAAAAAATCATTAAAGGCACTGGATGGATTTTAATCGCAATGCCTTCAGACTATCAACCGTCATTTAAATTATGATCTATTTTCTGAAACAATTCGAGCAGTAATACCAGCTTTTTCAAGCTGCTCTTTGTGATCATTAACTGCTTTTAAATAAGCTGTTTCGTAAACATCTCTTACCATTTTAAAAAAAGCAGATAAATCACCTTCTGTCATAATAGTCGTTCCTAAACGCTCTATAATCTGTTCGTTAGATGCATATCTTTCTTTTAGAACATCAAACATGGTCTTTTTAAGATAGTGACCACGAGGATTGTTCATGTAATCCATCCAGCTTGCCATTATTCATTCTCCTTTATTTCTGTTTTCGTGCGTTTTTTTAAAAACCAATATCGTCATCTGTATTGTCCTCTGTATTTTTGCGTGTTAGTTCAGTTCCATAGTGTCGGTTTTTACTTCTCCAAGGTGTGTGTGTAGGGTTATTCTGAGCGACTGGTTGATCGGCTTGATTGACCATAGGCTTATCCTGATTGACCATAGGCTTATCCTGATTGACCATAGGCTTATCCTGAGTCACTAGCTTGCTAATTGGCTTATCCTGAGTGACTAGCGGTTCAGCCTGAGTGACTGTCTTGCTAATTGGCTTGTCCTGAATGACTGGCGGTGTTTCGTATTGTTCTTCACCTTCACCTTCACCCTCACCTTCACCTTCACCTTCAATTGGCGAATCTTCATCTTCATCTTCATCTTCATCTTCAATTGGCGTTTTGTATAAAGAATTTAAGATATGTTCTCTTGCCGAATCGTAATATGGATTTTCTCTGAAATTCTTATCTAGTGTTTTTAAAGTAGCTAATTTATCATCTTTTCCAATAGGATTATTTATACTTAAATAATCAGGATGATGAGACAAAGAAATTGGGTCGTCTCTAAGAGTTAGATAATCTTTGCTTTTTACATCATTTAACCAATCTTCACTGGGCTTTTTCTGATTTGATTTTTCTTCAAGGTCTGTCGATATGTTTTTACCTGCTCTTCTGCTAAGTCCTGATCTCATTGGAGTCAAAAGAGTTTTTGGATTTGCTTTTGCCTCTGCTTCTGATTCTTCTTCTTTTTTATCTAATTCTGTATTTAAATAAATTTTTAGTCTTGCTTTTTCGTCTTTTTCCAGACTTGATCTTTTAATGAAATCTTCTGCATTAGTGTTTGATTTAATATCATTAAATGTTTTAAATTCTGGCAAATCTTCTTTTTTGTCTAATTTAAAAGTTTTTGGATTTGTTGTTTTTTCTATTAAATCATAATTAAAAAAAATGTCAATCAAATCCATCGTATTTTTGGATTCTCTTTCTAAAGATTTAAATATATTAAAGCTATTTTGTTCAGCGTCTTTTTCTTCTTGCCCATATTTTTTTAAAATTTCCTTGATGTGATTGATTAGCTTTTGTTCAAATTGAACTAAAAGTCGAACGCCCTCAATTGTTGATTTTTTTTCTTTCATTATAGCAAGATCGTTTGCTATAGATCTTAAATCTCTTTCCAAGTTGTCGCTTTTTTCTAAGCCTTCAAATTTTACTATTACCTCTTCTGCTTGAGCTTCTTGAGCTTCTTCAGTTTCTTTCTTTTCCTTGTCTATTCCAAGGCGAATCAGATTTTTATCTCCTCTTCCACGTTTTTTGCCAGCTTCCGGACGCTCAACAACCTTATCCATGCTGCCCTTGTTTTTAGACCTTCCGTCTTGCTTTACGTCGTCCTTTGTAGTAATGTCTACTTCGCCTGCATCAAGGCTTTTTGCTTCTTTGCCTCGTTTACGTCGAGTTCCTGCACCAAGATTTTTTTGTAATTTAAGAGAAACTTTATTAAACACCCATTTTGTTCGACCTTTTTCGGTATAAAGATTAGGATTGTCAAGATTTTCAGCCATCATGGTAGACATGTCTTGATAAAGATCTTCCATGTGGTTCATTAAGTATGTTTGTTCATTTGATGATTTTCCACCGCAAGCAGAGTTTAATATACACTTGCGGATGCCTTTAAGAATAGATATGTTATAATCTCCTTTTGGAGTATATTCCCAATATTTACCATTATATTCTATTCCAACTTTCTTTTCTTCTTCTGGAAAAACCAAGTTGTATTTATCTTCATATTCGTGATTCGCTTGCGATAAAAATTGCGAATCTTGTTGTTGAGCGTTATAAAGATCTCCTGAACCAAAAATTTTATGTGGGCTTTTAAGATATTCTTTTTCTGAGGATATTACATGATTTTTATTATGACCTGTTAGTTTATCTTTGATTTCTTCTGATACTTCTCCGGTTTCATCAAAGTCTTTTGGTCTAGTTCCCAATTCCCTAAAATGAAATCCTGGATTGACCAAAGGTTTTTCTCTGTTTCCAATTTTTTTAAAAGGCAAATAAATCGGTGGATATACAAGAGTCTTTTTTAGATTGCCATTGGCATCTTTTTTGTATTTTACTTTTATTCTTCTTTGTTCTTTTGGAATCGGAGGTTCACCTTTGTGCACAGGAATAGGTTCTGCGTACAACTCTCCTTGCTCTGCCTCTTTGATAAGATCTTCGTTCGCTCTTTTTCTTGCTTCTTTTTCAATTTCGCTTGTCGTGTATTTTGTTGCGTTTGTTAAATTTTCATTTCGAATTTCTTGACGATATTTTTTAATTAAATCTTTTCTTCTTGAGTCTGCCGCAAGTTTATCATCAATTGAATCGATTTTTCTATAATAAACATTATCAGGTAATATTTCTCCATGCATTCCTGGCATATCGCCAAAAATTCCAGCAGCATTGTATTTTAAATAATCATGTACATTAGTACGAACAGATTGTCCTTTTGGCATAACCCATCCGCTTGTTACATGTTTTTTCTCGTTCTCGTCCCCTTTAATGACTTGTGGGTTTCTAAGATCTAGTCCGTATTTTCCTTTGCTCCCCACGCTTTTAAATAAAGGCTCTCCATCTTCATCCACTAAGCCAGATTCAATTTTGAATTCTTCGCCTGGAGTAGTTTCAATTTTATGATATAAACGATTTAAATACGGTTTAGCTACAAAATTTTTTACTTCTCCTATATTTCCATGTGCACGCAGTTTAAATTCTAATTTTTGATCTAAATCATCTTCTAACAAATGCTCTGTAATTTCTTTCGCGTAATCATGGGCAATTCTTTCTGCCTCTAATTGTATATCTCTCTTAGAAAATGCTTTATCTCTTTTTTCGCCAATTCTTTTTGCCCAATAATTTTTGTATTTGTTGTTGATCTTTTCTTCATCAAATAATTTTTCTAATTCGGCAGGCATTTTTCCTGTTTTGACAAATTCTGTTAAACCAGAAGCAACTTCTTTTTCAATCTCTTTTATTTTAATATTGTCAACTCTGTGATCGTGTAGCTTTTTAAGTTCTTCCCATAAAAATTGATAACGTTGATATTTGGCAGGCGCCCAATATTCTATTGGAAACTGACGCAAAAAATCCAAATCCTCTTCGTCAATATTGGCGTGATGAGTTCTTCGAACATGGTGAGCAACAGCCATTTCTGAAATTAAAAAATCATCAAAATTATGTGTTTCACTTATATTTTTACGAAACGATCTAAAGCTTATCATGTACACCTCT